ATATATATATCATGTATTAAAATAATATTAGAGAGGTTCAGACTTCTCACTATTCCTATTTTTCCTACCATAGTTGCCGCTATGGTAGGTTTTTCTTTTTGTTTATAAATTCTGCAAATTGCTCTTTTACCCGCCTTTCAAGCGGATGTAGGTAAAAGGCGTTTCTACGTTCGAGCTCTGCCATTCTTTCTGCCCTGTAGGTTGCCGCCTCAAGGCTAATGTCACATAAATTTGCAATTACAGCGGAAGTTAACGCTTGCAGTTCATGAAGGACACAGGCAGGGGCAAGTAAATCCCGAGCGAACACATTTGCCGAATGTTCGGCATCGTCGGTTATTACAAAACCTTTACCATTTTTAGCAAACAGATGCCCTAAAAAGATATGCCCGAGTTCGTGGGCAATTGTAAATCTACAACGCTGAGGAGATTGCTCATCAGCATAGACGATGTACAGCTTATCATCTTGCATCAAAGTTATTCCGCTCTCATTTTCACTTAGCAGGTTGACCGCCGAATTATTTAATAAAACAATGTCTGCTTGCTTTGCTATCTGACTGACTTTAACAGGCAAATTGCTAATTCTGTAGTCGATTAAGCATTGCCAAGATGCATTGCGTGCGTTTTTGTATTTTTCATAATTCAATTTTTACCACCTCACAGGTAGTTTAACCCATGAGGTGTTTTTTATTATGTATTATAAATCTGTATCGTCAGGCTCAAACTTACTGAGATCAGGAAGATTAACTATTTCAATAGGTTGATTATTACCGTCACTTCGTGCGGCTTTAACCGTTGGTATTAGATTATCGTTAATTTTTAAAATAGTATCAATTGTGTACTGATGTTCAGGGTGATTTCGATAAGCATAAACCAAATCTTTTTCATGATTGGTTAAAATCATAGTATTGCTTTTGTTTGGCATTTCTCTGAACTCTGCAAGAATATCATCTACTTTATATATATCACAAAGTGCGATTAAAATTTCTGCATCAGGTTGACCGTGATTGTTCTCCCACGCATTTACGGTTTTTCCACTTTTATTTATTAATTTTCCGACTTCATCGGCGGTTAATCCGCTTTTTTTCCTTAACTCTTTTAATTTTTGTGCTATAAATTCCCTTGACACTTTGTTTCTCCTTTTATAGATGTTTTATCTACGCTTTTATTATAATTCGCTAATTACAGATTGTCAAGAAAAAAATCTGAAAAATGTAGAAAAATTTTTTTAAAATCTCTTGACAATCTGCAAAAGTTAGATTATTATTAAAATGAAATCTACAAAATGTAGCAATTAACAGTTGAAAGGAGGTAAAAGGTATGACTGTGAACGAAAAACTTAAAAAGATTGTCGAAGAAAAAGGACTTAAACAATCATATTTGTGTGAGCATACTGGAATGACCGCTGATGCAATTTCAAGAATATTAAATTCCAACCGTAAGGTTACAGCAGAAGAGTTTTTGGGAATATGTCAAGTGCTTGATGTTGATCCAAGGCAGTTTTTTAAGCAGTCTGCTTAACTTATTACCTCAGAAAGGAATGATAAAAATGGCACTAACCATATATGCGGTAGTTGCTACCGTAGTAGCAGCAGTGGCAATCATAAAAGCTGTAAAATGGAAAATTGCTACAAGGGCAATGGTGGTTTATTGTACGAAAAATTTTAGGATACCCACAGACAAAGAACTTGCCGACTGCTCCAAAGAAGCCGCCGGCAAGACAATAAGATTTAAGTAATTCCAAATTGAGCTTTTATAAGCTGAGTAACAACATTCGCTGATATTTGTGTTATTGCAGAAAGCGAGTGACTTCCCACGGTTCCGGCAATCTTCTTAACTTTATTCCATATATCGTCATTACGGATATTCGCTAAGAACTTGTGACCTTCGGGAGTTAAATCACCTACTTCTAAATAGTCGCCACCGTCAGCACCGATCATTGAAGTAATTAAACCTGCAAGTTTGCATTGTTTAATGTGGTAGATAATTTCGTCATGAGAGTATGGTTGAAGCCTTTCAAAATCGTTGCTGAATTTACTGTATCGAAAGGATTCGTTGAAGTCACACACTTCTTCTACACTCAAAAGAATATCACGAACACAGTCGTTATTTAAACGCATAAGCATCACCTCCTTACAATTTGATTTTAGCATTTTAAGGAGAAAAACACAACAAGAAGGTTACAGCAGAAGGGTTTTTGGGAATATGTCGGGTGCTTGATGTTGATCCAAGGCAGTTTTTTAAGCAGTCTGCTTAACTTATTACCTCAGAAAGGAATGGTAAAAATGATTGATTGTTCAAAAACAGAAGACTACTTTATTGAAAAAAAGAGAATGTCAAAAGTAACAAATCCAGGAGCATGCCAAGTGCAATGTAAAGAATGTCCTTTAGGTAGCCGTAACAATGTGGCAGGAATGTGCTGTACAGATTTTGAAATGCTTTATCCCAAAAAAGCAATTGAAACTGTACAGAAGTGGAGCGATGAGCATCCACAGAAAACATATTTAACAGAACTGTTGAAAAACTATCCGAATGCTAAGCTTGGTGAAAATGGCGTGCCTATGAATATGTGTCCGTCGATACTTGGGCTTCAAGACCTTGAAAACTGCGGTGAAATAAGTTGCGTTGAATGTTGGAATCAGCCTGTTGAGGAGAGTGAAAAATGATGAGAGAATATTTATTTCGTGGCAAGATGATAGCTAACGGTAACTGGTCAGAGGGCAATTTGCTTGTGACTAAACAAGGTTGCTGCATAACACCCGATGCAACGGTGTTAGGTAGCTATGGCGCAGTCGAACCCGAAACAGTCGGGCAGTACACTAATATGCTCGACAAGAACGGCAGAAAAATTTTTGAGGGAGATATCATTGATTTTTCTGACCGCTCAGACGGTGACGGCTATGGGGTTGTAAAGTACGATGCAAACGAAACTGAATTTGGGATTGAGTACGACAATATCTATGAAAGCCTCGGAAAACATTATTATCCCGAAGATATTGAAGTTATCGGAAACATATACGATAACCCGAACTTAGTAAGAGGTGATTATTAAATGAATGAAAAAATCCTAATCAACCCTAAAACAAATCAGGAGTACAGAGATGTACCGCCGACTGTGGCGGCTGAATATCTCGGAGTGGCTCTTAATTTTATTTATGAAGGCCTCAAAAAACAGACCTTGCCGATAGGCTCGGCAGTTCAGAGTGATTCAGGGCGCTGGAGCTACAGTATTCCGTGTGCCAGACTTAAGACCTACGCAAGCGGAGCGGACATCACCGTATCAATCAGCCTGTTAAGACAGCTTTTAAGGGAGACTTAAAAAATGGATATAATCGCAAACAGCCGTGAATATGTGGCATTTGGCGAACTTAAAAAGGGCGACATCTTTGTCCTGCTTATTGACGGCGAATGGTACATTAAACACCGTGATGATTCAGCGGTAAAGCTTACCGACGGAGAAACCGTAAGACTTAAAACGACCGCACTTTGTGAATGCAAAGATTGCGTGCTTGTTGAAAGAGAAATCTATACAACATTAACTGATAAGGAGCATTACGATTATGGCATTTAAAGATATTGAAACAAAAAGGTCGCTCAGAAAAAAGCATCAGGAAAATGAAATCCAGCTTAAATACACCCAAAAGAGCCTTGCGAGCGCTGAACAGGAGCGTGACATTGCGAACAGCCGCCTAAAAAAAACAAAGACAAAGCTTGACAAGGTGACATCCTTGTACATTGCAGAAAGAGCAAAAAACGCAGAGCTTGTCCGCAAGCTCAAAGCCTATGAATCGTCTGAACCCGAAGCAATCGGCTTTGAATGCGTCGGAATGTCGGAGATCTGATTATAAGGAGGTCTTTGTAATGGTGAGAATAAAATCACCGTGCTACGGCTGTCAGAATCGGACGGTCACATGCCATAGCGACTGTGAAAAATACCTCAAGTACAGAAATGAATGCGACAGAATCAGATTGGAGAAAATGAAGAGATATGATTTCAAAGATTACATTTGTCGCAAAGTCGAACAAAACTCGAAGAAGTAAATGATGAAAGAAAAAAATAGGAAGAAGGAACACAGAAAATGGAAAGAAAACCGACATTAACCACAATTGCAATTGAAAAATTGCACCCGCATCCACAAAACCCCCGAAAGGTTATCGGTGATGTAACGGAGCTTGCAGAATCCATTAAGGCGAACGGAATTTTGCAGAACCTCACGGTCGTGCCGATGAATGACGATTGGACGGAATTTACCGTCATTATCGGTCACAGAAGATTAGCGGCCGCAAAGCAGGCAGGATTAACTGAACTGCCGTGTGCGGTCGTTGAGATGAGCGAAAAAGAACAGCTTTCGACAATGCTCACAGAGAATATGCAGAGGTCAGACTTGACCGTGTATGAAGAGGCAAAGGGCTGTCAGCTCTTGCTTGACCTCGGTGATACGGTCTCAGGAATTGCAGAGAAAACAGGATTTTCCGAAAGCAAAATCAGAAGAAGAGTAAAGCTCTGCGAGCTTGATGAAGAGGCATTTAAGGAAAGTCAGATCCGACAGCCTACGCTTGCAGACTATGACCGATTGAATCAAATTAAGGACATTGAAACGAGAAATAAACTGCTTGAATCGATCGGTACAAACAATTTTGACAATCTCTTGTATTCTGCTGTTAAGAAGCAGGAAACAGAGGAAGAGAAAGAAAAAAATTGAAAAAATCTGTCTTGAACAAGGAATGACTAAAGTACAGAAATATGACGAAATTCCGAGCAACTACGAATATACCGGAGCATTTGAACTCAAAGATTTAATTGGTAAAGACTTTGCGGACGGCAGAAAAAGATATTTTTATTTCGCGTATAGCTCAAACATCTACATTTACGCAGAAGCATTGAAAAAACAGGAAAAGAATGATGCCGAAGAAGAAAAGCGAAAGCTTGAAGAACAGAGATGGGACGAGCTTGTTGAACAGGCGGAAGAAATAGACGAACGCTGTGAGGCTCTCAGAAGAGGCTTTATGCTTAATACGAATTTCAATGACAGCAACAAAAAGCAGGAGCTTATAAAGTACATAACCGCTCAAGTGGCGGCAGACACCCATATCAAAGATTATCACTTTGAAGAAATTATCGGACACGATTTTGAAGATAACGAAAATACAGACAGCTACATCAACGAACATTGGGGCGATAACAGCGGCAGAATGTTAATGGCGGCGGCATACGCTTTGTGTCAGACGAATTACAGTTCGTTCAGTTATATCAGCGTAAATTATTCGGACAAGACATTCAGCCGAAAAAACAACCTAGATCTTAACCGATTTTACGTTCTGCTTTGCAAACTCGGTTATGTGATGTCTGACGAGGAAATTCAGCTCCGTGACGGCACACATCCGATTTTCACGACAGGCGAAGTAAAATAAATTAAACAAGTTAATCACGCTCTGCACAGCGAGATTATAGATTCCCTCTTTTGATAACTCATATACATACCTTTCTTTCAGTAATATTACCGATTCGGGCAGGTGCAGATGCCCGAAAAAAGCCAATAGATAACAAGCTCTGCACAGCTCGTTATATAACCCTCATTTTACTCCTCTTTAAATAAATTCTGACATTGTAAAAGCGGAGCAGGTGCAGATGTTCCACATTAGGTAAAAATGAATATAAACATAATCACAATAAAATTTAAAGACGGTTCAAGCATATATATTGATGATGTTTCTGATTATGCCATAAACAACAATGTTATCAAAGTTAATAAAAATGGATATAATCAATTTTTTAATTTCGACGAAGTTAGATATATTGGAAGAACATTTGATTTAGAACCTGAAATATACAATGCAATGAAGAGGTGGGACAACTCCAATGTTTCACATTCAAAACTGCTATAAGAAGGTATGAATCTATGCAAGAAGAGGCGCTTTTACAAATCATTAAAAAACAGCTTAATGAAATCGTAAGGTGGTAGATTTACAAAATGTCGAGGCTAAATAAAACATGGACGGCCGATGAAATAGATTATCTTATTTCTGCTTGGGGCAACGTTAATATGGCCACTATAACAAAACACCTTGATAGATCCGAATGTGCAATAAGGCTAAAAGCCGGTAAGTTAAACTTAGGACCTTTCTTGGCTAATGGCTATAGATACATCACAATAAGCAATCTTTATAAACTCATTCGTCCAAACACTTCTGCCACTTATTTGAAAACATCGTGGGTAAAAAATAGGAATCTGCCTACTCACAACATATCAAGAAGTTCAAAAACAAATTTTATCGTTGTTTACATAGATGAATTTTGGATGTGGGCGGAGAAAAATCAATATTTTTTAGATTTTTCAAAACTCGAAAAATATCAACTGGGGCCTGAGCCTGATTGGGTAAATCAAAAACGAGAGGCAGACATATTAAGGAACAGATTTATCAAAGCAACTCCGTGGACGAACAGAGAAGACAACCTTCTCAAAGAATTGCTTGTAAAGCAAAAGTATGGTTACAAAGAGCTATCACAAATATTGTGCCGTAGCGAAGGAGCGATACAGCGCAGAATTAATGACCTAAACATCAAATACCGTCCTGTAAAAGCTGATAACCATCAAAAATGGACTGAATCAGAATACACTTTACTTGGCGAAATGATTAAATGCGGAAGCAAATATGAAGAAATATCCGACAGAATCGGTCGATCAGTTAAGGCTATCAGAGGACGTGTGTTCGATAAGTATCTCACGGAAAATCTTGATAAAGTGCGAAATTACATAGGCAACGGAAACTTTGGAGACGGAACGCCTGACAAGCCGTTAAAATACAAGCGACTTATGTCGAACGAAGAAAAAAACAAAGCTAATCTATTGTTATCAATCATCGCAGGAGATTTACGTTGTGTTGCAAAAATGAATTCAAATGTTGATGAGGAATACAGTGAATATTGGCAAAAGGATATGTGCTTGAATTGGAGTAATATCAAAGGTTGTATTGCATGCGAAAAAGATTGCGACAGTTGCACATCGTTTAAAAGAATACCCGTACAACATTGTAAGCGTTGTGGAAAAGATTTTTTTGAACGAAAAAGTGCTGATTTTTGCATTGGTTGCAGAACAGCTCGTCTACATCAAGCACAGAAAAAATACGCAATACTTCAACAAAAGCAAAGTCGAAAGTAAAGAAGCTCCCTATTTTGTCGTTAAATTCGGAATGATTGCATACGGCCTTATATGTGCTTATGAAATTGTTGATGAAGATTTTGTGAGACAATTGAAATCATTATACATTGAAAGCGATATGATTTTGAAAAACAAGAAAGGATGACCTGCCGATGAAGCAGTATGAAGCTGACCAACAGCGGAAGTTATTTCAATGGACAACCTTCATCAGAACAGAATATCCAGAAGTTGATTTGATGTTTCACATTCCAAACGGCGGAAGTCGAAATAAACTTGAAGCGGCCAACCTAAAAAGGCAGGGGGTGAAAGCAGGTGTGCCTGACTTGTTTCTGCCTGTCAGCCGTGGAGGCTATCACGGATTGTTTATCGAATTGAAATACGGTAAAAACAAGCCAACCGAAAAACAAGCTGAATGGCTTAAAAGCCTGAATGAACAAGGATATGCTGTCGCTGTATGTTATGGTTGCGAAGAAGCGAGCGAAAAAATATTAAAGTATTTAAAATTAGGTGATATAAATGAGTGAAGAAAAAAAGAAACGAGGCAGGAAGAAGAAACTTGACCGAATAGACAGGATGTGTCTTTACTGTGCCGATTACAACGCAAAACACGGCACAAGTTACAGTTACGGAGAATTTGTAGCGCAAATCGCCGCAAGAAAAATTAAACCGCTCGGTTTGTACGATTACGCAAATTAGGAGAAAAAATGATTGATTAAGGAGAGTGATTTGGTTGAGTCAGAGAAAATCAATATCAAAAGCCACAAGGCTTAAAGTTTACGAGAAGTACAATGGAAGGTGTGCATACTGCGGCTGTAAACTCGAATTAAAGGACATGCAAGTTGACCATATACAGAGCGTGTACTGGTACAATGGTGCGAATGACATCGAAAATTATAATCCTGCTTGCAGAATGTGCAATTTTTACAAATCGACAAGGACAGTCGAAGATTTAAAAAAAGAATTAGGAAAGTTGCTTTCGAGGCTCGAAAAGGTCTTTATTTTTCGATTAGCTGTAAAGTACGGATTGATTAAAAAGACGGACAATCCAATTGAATTTTACTTTGAAAATCAAAATAAAACATGTAAGGAGAGTGAAAAATGATGATGGATAATAAATTAAAAATCCGTGAGGTATGCGGTGATTATGCATTAGATATACCGTTCGCAGACGGTAGTGTAAACACGATATACTTTAATTCAAAACGAAATGCTGAAACAGTTAAGCATATTATCGAAGTTGACGGTAGTAAACCCAACGAAGCAACCGTGTGTGATGTGCAAGAGATTAAACACGGAAAGTGGAATTTTGAAAAAGATATTTGTGGTTGTGCTTGGTTTATTTGCACAAACTGCCATAAAAATATCATTATGGTGAAACATAGATTGTATCCATATTGCCCCTACTGTGGCGCAAAAATGGATAGGGGGTAAGCAACAATGCATTGTAATAAATGCGGATTGCAATACTCAAGTTATTGCGTTGATTGCGCATATGTAAAAACAGGACTTAACTTAAACGATGAAGAATATCACGAGATTTTGAAATTATGGAATGAGCAAGAAAGGGGGAGCAAGAATGAAAGCCCATATAACTAAAGAGCCTGCTGACATATGTGAGTATTATACACAAGATTGTAATCTATCTTTTCTCGCTACCGTTACATATCACCCACCTGAGAATAGTCATAGGAACGCACCTTGTCCTTGTGGAAGCGGAAAAAAATATAAAAGATGTTGTTTGATAAAGGAGAACAGACAAAATGACTAACTTTGAAAAAATCAAATCAATGAGCAAAGAGCAAATGACACATTTTATGCTTGATATTATGCTTGACACATTAAATAACAATGTTTGCGGTTATTGCGAAAATTGTGATGCTCCTTGTCTTGAAAATGAAGAAATTATTAGAAAATGGCTTGAAAGTGAGGCAAGCAACAATGGCTGAATCCAAAAAAACAGTTGCAGCGGAAACACAGGACAGACCGACAGCACCGGCAGAAACATTATCAGAGCTTGACAAGCTCGTTGTTGCGTTTATTGACGGCGCTCTTGATGTTAATGAAATCAATAATCTTGATATATTCAACAGATGGCTTGTTCTGTCAATGTCTGCCGTATATAGCTGTGCGAAAATAGGATTGCTGTCCGCTAAGGCTTGTGTTAAGGCAAAGTACAAACTCTTACAGGAATATCGCAGATTTAGAACCAACACATTTTTCGCCGAAAAAGAACATATTGAGTGGATTAAACGCACAAGAGAAACCTCATGTAAACTAACGGAACTGTCAAAGGCGATTGCTGAACATGATCCGGAAGTGTTGTCGATAGCTTTACAAATTATTGATTTGCTCACGAAGCAGGATATTTACAACAAACTTTTTATTTTATCGGACGCATCAGATACATATAAAGCAGATTGCTTAAAAACGTTGACCGAAAATGATACAGCCTTTTTGGACGAGTTTGGAAACATACCGTTTGTAGATTTGCTCTTTAAGTTTTATAAATCGGCAGAAGAAACAAGAGCATCGGAAATTTTCAAAGAGTTGGATGCCGACAACATCAGAACTGTAGCTTGTCACGTGCCGGTTAAGTCGGACGATTGTCGAGGAATCGCAAAAAGCTACAAAGAATGTTTTGACATTTAAACACGGCAATATCCTTACCGTATGCAAAATCTAAAAAACAAAATGTAAAAAGTAAATTTTCATATTAAAAAACAGTCAAATGACGACTTCTTCTTTTGATTGTTTTAGTTGTTACAAAAAATGCACCAAAAATTAAACACACAATTGCAACGGTAAGGTTGCACAAAGCAGTAGTTCGGAGGTCAGACGGACTACTGCATATTTATATCATCTGACTTTTTAATGCGAAAATAGAATAATAATCAGTCACAAATTAAGGAGTTGAAACACTCCTTTTATAGCCTGCTATAGGAATTAATTAAGTGACCGTTTTAGTTTTAACATATATAATAGGAAGTTTAATATGTTTACATACAAAGCTGAAATCAAGTCGGGGCCTCTGCTCGAGGTGAAATATTATAAATCTTTCAGAAAGAGAAACAAGAAAAATCTTGCGAGGCAAATCAATCAATCCCGAACCAACGAAAAGCAAACAAAAGCTAACCGCATCAGAGGAGAGCAACACACGCAACGGCTTATCCTCTGCAACTTTTCAGAAGGTGACTGGTTCGCAAGATTCTCCGCTCCGTTTGGTGAATTTACCGAAGATGAATTTGAGAGGGTTGTCTCAAATTTTTTTAAACGAGTGAAACGCAGGACAGATAAGAAACAAATCAAGTTTAAATACATCGGCTACTGCGAATGTGGCAAGCTCGGGAAAAATTGGCATTTGCATATAGTGATTGAAGATTGCGTTCGTGAAATCTTAACGGAATGTTGGTCGTGGAAAAACGGAATAAATTTCACTCCGCTCTACAAAGACGGAAACTATGCTGACCTTGCAAAATACATACGCAAAGATGTCAACGGAAAAAAGCGGCTGAAAACATCTCGCAACCTTGCCAAACCTGATGTCAAGGTTGTTGAAGGAAAAAAGCGAGAGTACAGAAAGCTCGAACGAGGTGAAGCCTTGCCTTGCCCGGACGGATATTATTTCTACAAGGACGAAATGTGGATAAATGATTTTACTGGTGCAACTTTTAACTTTACATACTTAGCCAACACTCACAAGCATAAGAAATTCGGAGGTGCAAGAATTTGAAAGATTCAACGAAAGATTATACGATTGCGCAATTCAGGTCATATGCTGCTCTCGGCTGTCCGAGCAAAGCACAAATCATTTCTGACAAAACAATGCACCAAGCACTGCGACTTGACTTGCTTGCCGTGATAGACACATTAAATGCCTTGACGAACAGCGGAAAAGACTACATCTGTCAGGCTGTATGTGCTGTTTATTTTCCTGCACCGACAGAAGAATTAAAAAAAGGTGAAATCAATTCGAGGGTAATGAGATGTGCTCTTGAAAACTACACGGACGAGCGAACTGTGTGGCGCTGGCTGAAAGAGGCAAGATTACTTTGTGCCAACCTTCGAGGGTTGAACACAGGCTATTTGTACAACTTGCACAAATAAAGATGTCAGTAGAAACGATTGATTTTGATGTAAAATTAAATTGCAATGATAAAACGAAAAGTAACTACAGATTGGATTATAAAACAAATTCGCAGCGGTAAAGCATACAGGTTTTACTTGACAGCGAATTGGGCAGAAGTCCGTGACAGAAAAAAAGCACTTGAACATTATGAATGCGAACGCTGTCGTGCTGTGGGTAAGTACAGCCCTTGCGAGGCGGTGCATCATAAGTTGTATCTAAAGGTAAGACCTGACCTTGCTCTTGACATCAACAACCTCGAATGTCTATGCAAAGATTGCCACTACAAAGAGCACCATAAATACGAGCCGAAAAAATTAAAAGATGAGTTTGCCGAGCGATGGTGAGCGAAAAAAAGCATACCCCCGGGTAAAAAATCGAAAAATTCTGAGGTCAATGGATAACGGTATAAAGGCACGACAGTTCACCTTCGCGCACGCACACGAGAAATTTTTGAGAGAGGAGTAGCATAAATGGCACAGATTAAAATTGCAGAAATCAAAGACAGCTTAATTGAGCAATTGACTTTGAAGGGGGCGAACATTGAAGTCTATAGAGATTTAATCGACAGTTACATCTTCTGTACTAAACTTGAGCGTAAAATGCAGGCGGACATCCGCAAAAATGGCTTGACATACAAAGCTATCAGTGCCACAGGTAAAGAGTACATGAAGGACAACCCCTCAGTAAAAAATGCCGTAATGTACAACAAACAGCGTTTAGCGATCCTCTCGCAAATGGGGCTGTCAATTGACAAAGTTGAGAGTGAATCTGATGACGAACTGTAAAGTCATAGACGATTACATTGACCTTGTTAAAAACGGTAAATATCGTGTATGCCGAGAGCAAATTCAGCTAATTAAGTTTGTCGAAAATGTCTTTGAAAACGAAGAAATTTACGTCGATGAAGAACAGCTTGAAAAATATTTAGCTTTGCAGAAATATTTTCCTTATAAACTTTTCGAGTGGGAAAAATTCTGTTTTACATTGCATAATTGCACATACTCCTCTCCCGGTGTTTTAAGGTTTCCCGACCTTGTAATCATCGTTGGGAGGGGCGCAGGTAAGAATGGCTATTTAGCTTTTGAGGATTTTGCGCTTATAACGCCGGTGAATGGTATTAAAAACTACGACATCGACATTTGCGCGACTTCGGAAGAACAAGCAAAAACAAGCTTTAACGACATTTACGAAATTTTGGAAAACAATTCAGCCAAAATGCAGCGGCATTTTAAGTGGAATAAAACCGAAATTGTAAATATAAAAACAAATTCAACAATCAGATACAGAACATCGAACAGCAAAACGAAAGACGGCGGTAGACCGGGTAAGGTTGATTTCGATGAAAAGCACGCTTACGAAAACTACAACTTGATTGACGTTTTTACAACAGGCTTAGGAAAAAAGCCGATGCCAAGAACGACGACCACGACGACTATGGGAAATGTTCGAGACGGTCCGCTTGACCAAGAATTTGCACGAGGGCTTGAAGTTTTGAACGGTGATACGCCTGACAATGGCACGCTTTATTTCATTTGCCGTTTGAACGATGACAAAGAGGTTCACGACGAGCAAAACTGGTACAAAGCAAATCCAAGCTTGCAATATTTCCCAAACTTACTTCGAGAGCTTCGGAAGGAATACGAAAAATGGAAAATTGACCCGAACAATAACACCTCTTTTATGACGAAAAGAATGAACCGCCCACAGGGAACAGAAGCAAATCCTGTAACCTCATGGGAAAATATCAAAGCAACAAACAGACCTCTCCCCGACCTTGAAGGAAAGCCGTGTATTTTTGGAATTGACTATACAAAAACTACTGACTTTTTGGGCAACGGTTTGATGTTTTTGGTTAATAACTTAATCGTATGGAAACCATTTTCGTGGTATTGCTCGCAATCTGCGGATTTGGGCAGGATTAAATTTCCTTATGCTCAACAGCCGGATTTGCAAAGGGTTGACGGGGTGGAAATCCCGCCTGAAATCGTCACCGACTGGTTGAGAGAACAGAAAGAACATTACAACATTGTCGGAGGAGCTTTGGATAATTACCGATACACGCTTTTAAAAGAGCCGTTAATGCAGTTAGGTTTTGAATGCGACCGCAAAGGGCGAAACAATCTAAAACTTGTAAGGCCGTCAGATAAAATGCTTGTAGCTCCTCTGATTGCTTCGGATTTCGCTAATCATCGTATTGTTTGGGGTGATTCGCCTCTTATGCGTTGGTACACAAACAACACTTCTGCCGTTGAGGATAAAAACGGCAATATCATATATGGCAAAATCGAACCAAAATCACGAAAAACAGACGGATTTATGGCATTTGTTGCCGCATATACTCAACTCGATTTGCTGAAACAAAATCAGCCGATGACGGTTGATGAACTCAAAAATTGTTTTAATGCGATTGTATTTTAAAGGCAGGTGAAAACAAAAATGAAAGTAATAAACTGGGTAAAAAATCTTTTCAGAAAAGATGCCGTTGCAACGGAATTTAGCGAGGACGGCTCGACAGTTGATGAACAAAGATTTCATTTAACCGAACTTGCCTTATTTACTGCAATTGATTTTATCGCCCGAAGCTTGGCGAAGTGCGAATTTGTGACAGTAAGCAATAACCGAGAAAGTCGCAAAGCTGAATACTATCTGTGGAACTATTCGCCAAATAAGCATCAAACCAAAATTGAGTTTTTTACGCAGGCTGTTGCAAAGTTGATTTTTGACAACGAGCTTTTAATTGTTGAAACTGCCGATAATCAGCTTATGATTGCTGATAGCTTCTCGAGAACGGAACACGCTTTGATTGACGACACATTCAGCGGCGTTACTTGCCGAAATTTTACATATCAGCGCATTTTTCCTGAAAGTGAGGTAATTTACCTCAGATATAACAACTTTGCTCTTAACGGCTTATTGGCCGATATGTGTAATACTTACGAGCAGTTAATGCTATCGGCTCAGGAAAGATATAACAAAGCGGTCGGTCACAAAGGCATTTTGGAGCTTGAAAATTATAGCTTTGGTGATGAAAATTTTGCCGAAACCTACAACAAAGTGCTGTCAAAGCAGTTTAAATCATTTTACTCAAACAAAAACGCTGTTATGCCAATTTTTAAGGGTATGAAATATTCAGAACCCTCAACCGATGCCGGAAAGACTACAAACAGCGAGATTAACGATATCCAAAAATTGAGAACTGAGGCATACACGATTGTTGGCAATGCTTTGCACATTCCGCCGGCTATTTTAAGTGGGGAAGCCTCTCAACTCTCGGACGCTATGGATTGCGCTATCGGAAACGCAATTGATCCGATTGCAAATATGTTTGAGCAAGAGATTACAAAAAAGAGATTCGGCGCTACCGAATTTAGCAAAGGCAATTATCTCTTAATTGACACAACGACAGTCAGACACATTGATGCCGTAAGTCAGGCGAATAATCTTGATAAGTCAATTGCAAGCGGAGTGTTGACGCCTGCACAGGCTCAAAAATATTGCAACATGCTCCCTTGCTCAGAGGCTTGGGCGCATACATATTACATTACTAAAAATTACCAAACAATAGCAAATGCTTTGAAGGGTGGTGAATAAATAAATGAAAAGTAGAAATTACAACATCAAACAGATTGCAGAAAATCAGAATGTTTTGCAAATTTATCTTTACGGCGAAATTGAGCCGGGCTATCTGGATTGCTGGGGATATTATTACGGCTCAACCACGAGCGCCGAATATATTCGCAAAGCAATTGAAAAAGCAGGCGAAATTGAAAGCATCGAAATCTACATCAATTCCGTGGGCGGATTTGTTGATGAAGGTGTAACTATTTACAACCTGCTCAAACGGCAGAGTGTGCCGGTCACTGCATACATTGACGGTATGGCTTGCTCAATCGCCTCTGTTGTCGCAATGGCGGCTGACAAGATTGTAATGCCGTCAAACACAACAATGATGATTCATCATGCAGTCGGCGGTTGTTACGGCAATGCGAAGGAGCACAGAGATTTTGCAACCCAGCTTGACAAAATTAGTGAAGCAAGTACAAACTCTTACCTTGTGCATGCAGGCGACAAGCTCACGAGAGAAACCCTCGAGCCGCTTCTTGATGCTGAAACATTTTTGACGGCAGAGGAAGCCTTCAATATCGGCTTGTGTGACGAAATCCTTGATCCGGTTGACTTAACCGAATCAAAAGAGATTGTTGAAGATGCACAGCAAAAGAAGAATCCAAAAGCAAAACAGGCAGCGGCAGAACTTGCAAAAATGCTTGGTGCAAAGCCTGAACCGCAGACACCACCTGAGCCCAAGCCGAAAAATTCCGAAGAAAAGGACAGCTTTGGCTTTATTGAAGAATACTTCAAAAACAAAAATTATTTGTAAAGGAGATTTAAAAAATGAAGAATCTTGATGCGATTAAAAACGCAAAAGCAAAGTTTGCGCAGAACTTGAAAACTGCCATTGATTCCAAAGATGAAGCAAAAATGACCGAGGCTCTCAACGCCTATGCTGATAGTATTCAGCAGTCCATTATTTCCGTTGCTCAGGAAATCGGCGAAACAGCCGACAACACAATCCTTGCAAAGAGAGGATTCAGACAGCTTACAAGCGCAGAGCAGAAGTTTTATAACAATTTTGTCACAGCGGCAAAATCTGCCGATGTTAAGCAGGCTCTCACAGGTCTTGATGTTACAATTCCTCAGACGATTCTTGACACCGTGCTTGAGGACATTACAAACAATCATCCTCTGCTTGATGCAATCGGCATCGAAAACACATACGGCTCTGTTAAGGCGATTTTTGCCACAGACACAAAACAGCTCGCCGCCTGGGGCGCTTTAAGCTCAAAAATCACACAGGAGCTTGCCGGCACAATCCAGGAAAAGGATTTCTCAACATCAAAGGTAAGTGCCTTTATCCCCGTTCCGAAGGATATACTCGACCTTGGCGCTATATACATCGACGCATATGTCCGCAGAATCCTCGCCGATGCACTTGCTTATGCTCTTGAAGATGGCTTTATCAACGGTGACGGCAATGGCAAGCCGATTGGTATGCTTAAAGACCCCGAGGGTGCTGTAAAGGCAGGTGCATATACCGAAAAAACAGCAACAAAGCTCACAAGCCTTGACATTAAGTCGTATATGAATGTTGTTGCAAAGCTTGCGAAGGGCAAGGGTGGCAAGACAAACAACATCACATCGGTTGACCTCATCGTTAATCCTGTGGACTATCTCACAAAGATTATTCCTGCGACTACGGTCCTTGCAACTGACGGTTCATACAAGAACAACCTCTTCCCCTTCCCAACGAATGTTTATCCGTCAGAAATGGTTACAGAAGGCACTGCCGTTATTGGCCAGCTTTCAAGATATAAAGCCTGCCTCTCAACAGGTAAGGAAGGTAAGCTTGATTATTCTGACCAGTACCAGTTTCTCGAAGACAACAGAGTTTATCTCGTTAAGGCTTATGCTACAGGCTTTTCACTTCATACGAATGATTTTGTTAAGCTTGATATTTCGGCGCTCAATCCTGCTGAAATTATGGTAACTCTCAATCAGGCAGCAACAGTTTAATTTATCACGGAGGTGTTGAAAAATGGGAATCATGAACGATGTAGTTAATATGCTTGATTTCGACCGCGAACACATTGAAACAGATGAAGGTACAAAGTCAAAAATTGAGTTAATTATAGCCAATGGAAAACAGCACCTCCGCGATTATAACCCTCTGTTAACTGATGAGGATTTTGAGCGACCAACAAGAGCAAGAAGTTTGCTGTTTGATTACTGCCGTTATGCTTACTCGAACGCTGTTGAAATGTTCGACCATAATTTTGAAAGCGAAATTCTGAAATTAAGGCAGGAATATGAGGTGAAAAGCTATGATTTTGAAGAATAACATAGATTTTTTAACCTTTAATGACGGTGTTGCGAAAATCTATGAAACCGACGAAAACGATGACATCATCGCCGACAGCCTGAAAAAATATCGTTTTGGCAACGAAAAAATCGGTGTAACTCGTTTTTATGGTGCAAAGCAGAACGATATTGAATTGTCAAAAGTTATCCATGTTCACAAAGATGAAACTTTGAGAACTGATATGGCGGTTATCATTGACGGCACAAGATTTAAAATCGAACAGATACAGCATGACAAAAGTAAAAATCCCCCGTGCTCGATTTTGAGCCTGTCACAGAGGGGACTGTATGAGGGTGGTGCAGATGTTTTTTAAAAACTACGATGAATTTGTCGAACTCATAAAGTCTTGTGGTTTTAAGTGTGTGGAGGCAGATTACAACAAATCAACCCCTGCACCCTATCTTGTTTATTTCAAGGACGAAGAAACAGGCATTCACGCAGACGGTAAATGCCTTTGGAAAAATGCAAAAATCATTATAGAGCTTTACACCGCAAAAGACGACCACAAGAGCGAGACGAAGTTTGAGGAGTGGCTCAACGAAAACGGTTTAGGTTGGAAAAAGCCGAACCGAGCGTGGGACATAACGAATAAACTTTGTGTAAGTTATTACAATCTGAGTGTGATTTTTGATGAGTGATTACAAAAAAGTCGGCATCGACCGAATCGGCGACACCTTATCGAAAGAGCTGTCAACCTATTCGGCTGATGTGCAAATGGGTGTCCGACTATTGGTCGATGAAAAATCAGAAGAGCTCAAAAATGAAATCAAGAAAAATGCACCTGTCGGCAAAAGAAAAAAATATCGCAAATCGTTCAGAGTGAAAATTACGAACGAAACATTCAGGTTTTATGAAAAAACGGTTTATTCAGCTAAGCCTGAGTACCGGCTTACACACCTCCTCGAAAAAACTCGTAAAAAGAGGGGCAAAAAAGGCGGAACGGTACAACCGAAGGTGCACATTGCTCCGGCGACGAAAAAAATACACGAAGAATTTGAAGCCGGAATAAAAAAGCTCATTAAGTCATCGGAAGCTATGGGCGGCGGCGATATGAGCGGAATTAAAAAAATTTAAAAACATAAGGAGTGCTTATTAATGAACAAAACTATTAGAAAAGTTGGTTATGCTGTGCTTACAGAAAGCAGCACAGGCGAAATCACATATGGAAAGCCTGTTTGGTTTAAGTCTGATGAAGCAGGCGGCAGAAGCATCGGTGCTGAGCCTATCGGCGATTCGAACACAATTTACGCTGACGGCTTGCCTATTATTGTAGCGAGTGCGAACGGCGGCTATACAATCAGTCTTGAGCTTATTTCAGCAGTCGACGACATCGAAAAAGATTGGTTCGGCAATGATGAAGCAACTGAGGGCGGTATCATCGAAAAGGGCGGTATCAAAGTAATGCCGAGATTCGCTCTTCTTGCTGCCAAGGAAACATACAAAGGTGACAAGCTCTACGAGATTGACACATATTTTGACTGTACAGCTGCAAGAGCGAGCAGAAACGACAAGACATCAGAAGGCAATTTCGATCCACAGTTCCCAACATTTACAATCACGTCAAAACCACGCCCTGACAATGACTTTGTGCGCTACACATCATATGCAGATACTCTGCCCGAAAGCGTTGTAACTCCTACTGTAAAGGCTGTAAAGGCTGCAAAATCGGCAGTTCCTACAGATCAGACCTCATCAGACACTACAAAGGCGGCTAAGAGCTAATGAAAGACACAGTTGTTATTAACGATAAAAATGTTGAGGTTGAGGTTACGGCTTACACAATGCTCATCTACGAGGACACATTCAAAGGCCACAGCTTTCTGCGTGATGCCGACCGTGTTCTTGTCCCGAATCTCAATGATGTAAAATTTGGCACTGCAGTAAAGCTTTTATGGGCAGCGGCAAAGACGGCAGACGATACAATTCCTAACTTTAAAGCTTGGTCAAAAGAAATAAGCATTAAGGACGCTATTTCAGCGATCGGCACAATTGTCAACCTTATTGTTGACAGCTTAAAAAGCGACAACCCAAAAGTGACAGCGACAGCGACCTAAACGGAACTTTCCTGACGGCGAAGGAAATCTTATCCTATGCCGTCAGGTGTGGTCTGACTGTCGCTGATTTACAAAGATTTACAATAGGTTTTGTACTCGATTATGTAGAAACCTATTTTGCATTACGAAACAATAAGAATATCCACGAAGATGAAGAAAAATATCGGAAAATGAAATCTGTGTTGCCTTTCGTTACAGAAAGATTTGAAAGTAAAGAAATCTCGGAAAAGCAGTATAGCGAGTTTATGAACCGATATAGAAAATTGGAGGACAGATATGGCATCAACGATTAAAGGCATCACCGTCAAGATTGCAGGCGATACGATAGACTTGCAGAAATCTTTAAAAGCTGTGCAGTCCTCATCCTCGAGCTTACAGAGCGAATTGTCGGCTGTTAACAGACAATTAAAGTTTGACCCCGAAAACACTGTCTTGCTTGCTCAAAAGCAAGAAGTATTAAAAGAACAAATTGAAAACAGCAAATCTGCCCTTAAAAAGTTACTTGATGTACAGGATCAGGTTGAAGAGCAGGCAAAAAACGGCGAAATCTCAACCGAGCAGTACAGGGCTTATCAGCGTGAAGTCGAAAAAGCGAAAAGCAAACTTGACTCCTTTGGCGAACAGCTCGACAAGACAAGAGATAAATTTGATAAAGTTACCAACGGAATTGAAAATCTTGAAAATAAGTCAAATACAACTGATTTATCCAAGGTTAAAAAAGAAATGGATGATGTTAAATCCTCCGCTGACAATCTCAAATCCGCTGTCGGTGATACATTAAAAGAAGCTGGTGCAGCGGCAACAGCAGTCGGCGGAGCGTTGACCGGAGCTGTCATAAGTGCAAACAGCGAAGAAAAGGCTTTAAATTCCTTGCAGGCTCAAACAGGCTTGACTACCGAAGAATTATCAAAATACGAAAGCATTATCGGCGAAATTTACAAAGACAATTTTGGCGAATCACAGGAAGACATTGCGAATACCTTATCAAAAATTAAGCAGGTTACGGACGAACAAGATCCCCAAAAGCTTAAAGATATGGCGGAAAACCTGTACACGCTCGAGGGAACCTTTGATAACTTTGATATCAGCGAAACTTTAAGAGGCATTAACGGTCTGATAACCAACATGGGCTTAACAGCTGATGAGGCTTTTGATTATATTGTAAAAGGCGCGCAAAACGGCTTAAACTACAGCGGAGAGCTCGGCGACAATATCGCCGAATATTCACAGGTTTGGGGACAGGCAGGCTTTGATGCCGAGCAGATGTTTTCAATTCTCGAAAACGGCACAAAAAACGGTGCATATAATCTTGACAATGTTAATGATTTCGTCAAAGAATTTACAATCTCTCTTTCAGACGGAAGAATTGAAAAAAATCTTGGAAGCTTTTCAAAAGGCACGGGCGAAATTTTTAAAAAATGGAAGGACGGCAAAGCTACTGCATCAGATGTTTTTTATAGCGTTATCAGCGACTTAAAAAACACAAAGAATGAGCAAAAGGCATTAACCACAGCTTCAACGGTTTGGTCGGCTCTCGGTGAAGATAACGCAATGAAAGTTATCAAATCGCTTGGAAATGTCAACAAAAACTACAAAAACGTCAAAGGCTCAATGGAAAAAATCAAGGATATCAAATATGATGATATCGAATCCGATTGGGCGAGCCTCGGCAGGACAGTGCAGACTGATGTTATTAATCCTATCGGCAAGTCGCTGTTTCCAGAAGTCAAAAAGCTTTGTAAATTTGTCGAAAATCATACTGATGATATTATTCCAACGCTAAAACAGATTGGTGTTTTAACTACTGCTATTTGGTCGGGTAAAAAGGCCACTAAAATAGTTACAGAAATCAAAAATCTGTGGGGAGCTTACAAGTCTTTGAGAGCGGCAACAGATGCCGCTAAAATCTCACAAGAGGGACTTAACACTGCTCAAAAAGCAAATTTGTGGGGATTAGTTGCAGGTTTAGTTGTTGGTGCTATAGGCGAAATTTGGGCATTTTCAGAGGCTAACGACAGTGCAAAACAATCCCAAGAAGAACTTAACGAAGCTCAGGAAAAAGCAAAAGAAGAAATCAAAGAATTGAAAGACGCAAATGATGAATATGTGCAGAGCAAGAAAGATGCGGCATCGGAGGTTGAAAGCGAATTTCAATATTACGACGATTTATGGGTCGAATTGCAAGGTATTGTTGACAAAAACGGCGAAGTCAAAAAAGGCTATGAAGACAGAGCTCAATTTATTACCAATGAATTGAGCCGAGTTACAGGCAATGAAATCACTTGGAACGGCAATGTTATTCAGTCTTATAAAGACCTTAAAAGCTCAATGGATGATGCCCTTGAATCAAAGAAAGCACTTGCTTTGCTTTCAGCGACCGAAGATTCTTATCAGACAGCAGTTTCAGGTCTTGCAGGCGCAAAGACCGACAGCGTTAATCAGTATGCCATTGTTCGTGAAAATAAAAATGATGTGAGCAAGGCAAGAGATAGCGTAAATAGCTTGCAAATGCATGACACAAAAGCTGAAAATGTCGCATGGTGGGCATATGAAAATAAGAACATTGATAAGCATACATTAGGTGTCATTAGCGCTAACGCTAAAGGTGAAAAGGTTGATAAAGAAGAACTTGATGTCGCTCAAAGCCGTATAAAGGCATTAGAAACAGCTTACGACCAAGAATTGGAAAATCGCAAAAATGTTTTAAGCCAAAAAGAAAGCGTTCTTAAAGACGCCGAAGCCAAGTACAAAACTTATCAAGACAAAATCGTCAACTACAACACCACAATTAAAAATTTTGAGAATTTAACCGCTGCAAATGCTAAAGGCAATGCCGAAGAAATCAAAGCCGCTATGTCTGATGTGGAAAACAGCTTAATCACTCACACGACAGGAACTAAAGACACACTCGAACAGCAGGTCAATGATTTTAAGACAAATGCCGAGAATTTAAGGACAGCATACAAAGACGGTGTTGAAGGTGTCACAAAAGACCAAGTTGAAGAAGCCGAAGAATTGCAGGAAAGAGCAGAAATTGAGCTTGCTAAATACACCGATATGTATGGCACGGTTGCCGCAATCGCTACGGGAAAAGCTGACGAGATTAATGCTCAACAGCAGAAAATCAAAAACGGTTTTATTGATGCCGAAACAGGTTCAAGAGAAAGCCTCGAAAACCAGCTTGCAAATTTTACCGCAAACTATGAGTTATTAAAAACTGCAATGGACGAAAATCAACCGGGCGTAACTCAAAAAATGGTTGATAATGCAAAAGAGCTTGTAGATAAGGCAACCGTTGAGCTTAACAAACTCGAACCAAACAGCGAAGAAGCCGGTAAAGGCATCCCTGAGGGCACCAGCAAAGGTACGAAAGACAAAGACGCCAACAAAAAAGTTGATGATTCGTGCAAGTCGCTTGTCAATAGAATCTTTGATAATTTTTCGGGAGTTTATGACAAATTCTACGAAGAAGGCAAAAACTTAGTTCAAGGCTATATGGACGGTGCTGGAAGCCTTACCGATAAATTATTTAAGTCGGCAGGAGGACTTGCAGAATTAAGTCTTAGTGCTATTCAGAAAACACAAGATTCACATTCGCCTGCCCGAAAAAGCCGAAAATTAGGACAAGACTTAGGACGAGGTTACCCACTCGGCATTAAAGACGAAATCGGAGAAGCAGAAAAGGCGGCAAGGTCTATGAGTTCAAGAACCTTGTCAGCACTTGAAGGTGATCCGATTCGAGCAATTAACGGCAAGTTTGCAAATATTCGCACACAAAGTCAAAATGCAGCGGTAAACGGTCAAATGTTGAAAACTGTTACAAATTCACCTACGATTGAAATTCAATTCACAGGCGATGTCAACATCAATAATGACATGGATGTTGATGATTTTAACCGACGTGTGTCAACTGCGATTGTGCAGACACTTGACGGTGAAGCGTCGAAATTGGGAGGTTAAAGATGAGGCATAGTTTTACATACAACGGCACTGATTTACGGACATTAGGCTTTTTTATAGCTACACCTCCCAAATATCAAATCGCAAAACGCAGTTTTGATTTTACTTCTGTTTATGGCAAAAACGGCGGAGTGATTTCTGACAATGGTGTTTTCGATAATGTTGAAATGCAGTTCGAGGTCAACAGTTATCCATACATTGTGCCAAACGAAAGTAACGCTGAGCTTGTAAGAGCGTTTGCTGAGTGGCTTACCGTTTGGGACGGTGAATATAAAATCTTTAGGGATACATATAACACCGGCTATTTTACCAAAGCGATTTGTACAGGAATTGAGCCAATAGAAGAGGTTGCTCCTCTTTGCTTGTCAACGACTATAAATTTTAGTCGAGTGCCGTATTGGTACAGTGATTTAGGTCAGGAGATTATCCGACCCAAATTGACCTCAACACAAAACGCAGAAATCAAAGTCTATAATCCTGAAAATTACAAAGCAGAGCCTTTAATAAAAATCATCAACAAAGGTGCAAAAGTTAACCCGTTGACGCTGACGGTTAATGATAGTCAAACTTTAACGGTTAAAACATCATCGGATAAGGATTATATTGAACTTGATTCCGAACAGCAGTCCGCTTCTTTCAACAACGGCATGAGTTTAGCAAACAATTGCATAATCTGCACAGAGTTTCCAAAGCTTTTGCCCGGTTGGAATAAAATAAAACTCTCAGGAAAAAGCGCAAATGCGTTTACTGACATTGAAATTAAGCCTAATTGGAGGAGATTGTAATGTACCCTATCTTGTACAACATTGCTGATTATTACAAAAATTCAACACCATTGTTTGATTCTAACGGTTTCGGTTTTTTGACTGAATGCACCGAGTTTTTGGTGACAATGGAGCAAAATGGCACATACAGCTTTAGCGCGAAAATAAAAAGCACAGATAAGCTCGCGCCGAAAATTAAAATAACCTCATATATTAAAGCGAAAGTAAATAATGCATCTGAGCCACAGTATTTTTATGTCACAAAAATAGAAGTCGATAAAAACGGTGATTTAACCGTGTCGGGCGAACATGTGTCAAGAATGTTTTTTCAAAATGGCACGATTCCTCGTGCGACAGACGGATCAATGTACGGCACACCGAAAGAGCTTATCGACCACTTTATGCGAGATTATAGCCAGAGCGATAAGCCCTTACATATGTGGTTCACTGAAGCTCCATACAAGTGGTTTAATTTTACTTCGTCAATTACCGCTAAAAAAAGAATTTCTTTAGGATATTCACAGGGCGAAAAATTTGAAGAAATTTTTAAAAATGACGACGAAGGACTAATTCGCCAGTTTGGCGGTGTTCTGTATTTTAATAATTTTGACATTTATTTTAACAAAATCAGTACAGCAGGAACGAAAAGCGGTTATCGCATAGCTTTCGGAGCGAATGTGTCAGACTACAAGCAGACCGCCGAAATTGGAAGCTACTACACCCATGTCATGCCGTATGCGAGATGTAGCACGACAGACAAGGATGAGGTTGTTGTTTCAAGTTTTGAACCGTATGAAACAGGTTTAAAACGGAGCATTAAAAACACATATTTGTATGATTGCACAAGCAAAATCAAAAAATTCACTTTAAATAAGAGCACAGGCGAAAACTACGAAGAAGTCAGAGATGCCTTGCGAAATGCGGTTGCTGACTACAATTATTCGACTGAACAAACAGCGGAATCGCTGAGCATAAAAGTAACTCTCGAAAATGAGCTTACAAAAATGCACGCAATAAAACTTTATGACGAAGTGACGGTTGTAATGCCGGACGGCACGAATCTTAGCCGAAGAATTTCAAAAACAGTCTACGATAGCGTGTCTCAGAAATACAAAGAAATTACAATCGGCGACTTAAGTATGTCGATGTCTGATTTACTAAAAATCCAAAGGAGGTTTAAAAAATAATGGCAATTAGTTTAGCACATAAATCAATTACAATTGATGTAAATGACCGCAACGCACCAAATGTTGTTGCAATTGCAAATGTAAATGATAAAGCAACACGCTATCTCGATGTAACATTGACGGCAAGTGGAAATAAGCTTACATTTACAGGTTGCACAGCGACAGCGACTTTTGCGACTGACGGATATTTAATTTCGGATTCAGTCGCTTGCACAATAAACAGCGCAGCGGATGTTATTACCGTTCCACTCGAAAATTTCAAGTCCATGTCAGGCTTTTTAGCGATTGAAATCAAAATCGCAAACGGCGAAACGCAGGTGTTGAATACACCGCTTGCTTTAAAAGTTAAAGTGACTCCAAGTCTTCTTGATAAGAGCATGATCAATAAAGACAGCGCTGGCACGACCGCTGAAATCTGTAGAGAGGTTGCCACAGCAAGGGGCAAATATGACAGCCTCAACGCAAGGCTTAACGGGATTGATTCGTCTGTGTCTAATAAAGCTGAAAAAAGCACGGTCAGCCAGTTATCGGCACGAATGCAGACGGCAGAGAAAGCCCTTACAGGCAAGGCAAACGCAACGGATGTCAACAACGCTCTCAAAAGCAAAGAGGATAGTGCGAACAAGGTAAGCTCCAAAACGGACATCACAGACAGCAACACTAATTATCCGAGTATTGAATATCTTGACGCTTATTATTACAAAGCAAACGAAGCCTACTCATCAGAAGAAACGGACAAGTTTCTTGCGACTAAATACGATTCGTCAAATATCGAAAGCGG